AGATGTTCGCGTTGCTTCTAACCGCCTTCCGCCAGGCCCTGCAGCTGGGCCTAATCGATATCAACCCCATGGGCGGGATGCGCTTCAACGACTTCACCAAGGCCAAGATCCTGCCCAAGGCGGCTCGACTGCGTGATGTGCTGTTGCCAGACCTGATGCAGCAACTGGCCCAAGCCTTCGAAGCTGCCCCGGGTGACGCCATGCTGGCCCTGATGATGCTGGCCCACGGCACCCGGATCGGCGAGACCCGGATGGCGCGCTGGAACGAGATCTCGCTGGCTGCGGCCGAGTGGTTCATCCCCGCGGCCAACGCCAAGACCCGCACCGAACACCGCCTGCCGCTGACCGCCCAGGTGCAGGCGCTGCTGACCCGGTACCGGGCTATTCAGCAGGCCGAGGGTTACGAGGGGGTGTACTTGTTCCCGAATCGCCGGGGCTTGTGCCTGAGCGAGACGCAGGCCAGCAACGTGTTCAAGCGCTTGGGGCAGGGCGAGTGGACCAGCCACGACCTGCGCAAGGTATCCCGCAGCACCTGGACCGACCTCGGCATCGACGGCCACATCGGCGAGATGCTGCTGAACCACAAGCTGGGCAAGATCGCCAGCACCTACATCCACACCCAGGCCATGCAGCAGCGCCGCGCCGCGCTGGAGAAGTGGCACGCCTGGCTTGATCGGATCGGCTTTGCAGCCATTCACGGCCTTAACAAGGCCTTATTTGAAATTTCGCAGAATTCGCCAGAGGCCACAGCAGCCGTGGCGTCGAACGACCTTACCGCATTTGTAATTAGCGAGGATTCGAAATAATGAACGACGGCCAATTGATCGATAAAGCCAAGGCCATCTGCGGCTGCCTTTCCTACGACGACATAACCCCAAACGGCAGCCCTAAGGCCGTAATCGCCGAGCTCTGTCATCGACTTGGCTCCAGGGCAGTTCGCATCCAGAAAGTGCCTCGTGGATACAGAATGACCAACCTCTACGGGCTGGGGAGGCGCCTAGGTTGGAGTGAGTCCGTCATGTGGTGGCTGTTCCGCTTGCCGCCGCGCGGGGTTGTGGTGCTGCGCGAGGATTCGAAATGAGTATTGCAGAGCACGGGGCTATCGCTTTTCTCTACGGCGCGGCCGGTCGAATCGTCGGGCAGGTGATCATTGATGAGTGGTTTGGCATGGACCTCGGCGAGGAAGTGACCGTGGAGCCGCGGGAAGGTGGTTTGTTTGGCCTAGCGCAGCTCGATAAGCCGATTGTGGTTGGCAGTGCTGTCGTGCCGCGCAGCTGCGCGACCAAGCCTTGGCTTAGAGCCAAAAAGGGGCGTGCCCGCCAATGAGAAAAAACCACGGCCCGGCTTTCAAGAAGGCCGTAATTGATCTGGATGTATGCCCTTTGTGCCGTGGGAGAGCGGTCACTCAGGGCCTGTTTCACGAGCTGCCATGCGACCGCTGCAACGCCTCGGGTTTTGTGGTGGCTGCAACAGGTGAGGCGTTGGCCCTGGATGAACTGGTGACCCAGCTCAGCATGGCCCTGCGTGCCGCGCGTCGGCAGATCGAGCAGTTGAAGAACCCTCAGGCATCCGGGCCTGAGGCTACATATCACGGAAGCAACCAGCGTGGTGCTGGGCGCGCCAACTACACCGGGGATTGAGGGGGAAGGATATGAAAAAACGCACCTACGTAGACAAGGCCCTTGGTGACACCGCGTACATGCTCGAGCAATGGGGCTGGTGGCGCATGGATGGGATGGGCGTGCCTCAGTATGTCTGCCCGCTCTATGCGCTCATGAAGGATCACGTCCCAGCGGAAGGTGGGCTCAAGCAATACGTGATCACGGACGACCTCGCCCTGGCGGTGGACGGCGCCGTAGCCAGGCTGAACAAGCGCAACCCGCAGATGGGCGGATTCGTCTGGTTGTACTTCGGCGCTAAGTGGCCTGCATTGCGCATCGCCCGAGAGCACAAGATGGGTGAAGCCAAGGCGCGAGAACTGATCAACACCGGACTGGCATGGATCGACTGTGCTCTGGAGAAATTGCGCGAGGCTGCATAAAAAGCTTTCCGCGCGGATAAACACCTGTTTTCATAGCAGCGTGTCCAGCTTGCAAGCAACGCGACACAGTGAAACTCTGGCCGTTGAGTCGGGGTTTTTCGTTTAAGGCTGAATCCACTATTATCAGCAGGGTGGCGGCGTTGTGCTGTCACTCGCGTATTAAGTGGAGGAACACGTGGAAAGAAATAAAAGGTTCGCAGTGCATTTGCTCGGATACATCGAGCGTAATGATCATGAAGGGATTGGCCTATACCGTTCTGAGCTGCGCTATTTGTTCGAGAGCGACTCCATCAGTGGAGAGGTACCCGAAGATCAGGCATGGGTAGTCGTTGATTATCATCTCCGGTTGCTCGAAACCGCCGGCCTTTTAACCCGGGAAGCTGAGATAGATGGAAAGATCGGTGAGGACAATTTCGAACTTACGTGGGCTGGTCATGAATTCCTCGACGCAAACTCCTAACCTAACCAGGTAGGTTTTTTCACGAAGTGATTCCCCTGAATCCGGAATGGCCCCGTCTTTGCCGGGGCTTTGTTACTTGGGCTACGGCTAGGGATAACCCACGAGCGAGCCTGAACGAGGATTGGCTAGACACTTAAATATAATAGCTGCCAGCCGCTGCGCAGGTCATCTGGAGCTGTTTGGAGGTATATCGTTCTCATTCGATTGTTTGGTGATTTGTGCCAGATTTCGCAAGATATCTCTTTCTATAGTAGCGGCAAGTACTCTCTCACGTAGCTGCTGCGTTTCCTCTTTGAGTTTTAAGCGCTCGGCTTGTGCCGCTGCTCTAGCTCCCTTCTTCAAAAATGAGGTGAGCGACCAGCTGTACAGGAACGTGTTGAGCAAACTGATGGAAAACAGAAAAATTTCTATCCTGCTCGGCATGCCGTCAGCTGCCAAGAAGTCGTAAACGAGCCTCAGTGAGAAGCCAATTACCGCTATCATTGCCGATGCAGTCCCTACCCGCTTGGCGTGGGTGACTATCTGCTTCTTTTGCTCCGGTGTAATGGCGATTGCAAGGGCAGCCGCAGCAAGGACTATAGGTGCCCAATCCTTTATTTCTTGAACTACATCCATTTTTGACCCCCGCAGTGTTGAATGAACGCAGGCTAAACCATTCATTCAGTGGTGCAAAGCGGGTGAGCGCGGCGCGAGTTCGCGCCGCTGGATATCCTCTTCAACATGGAGCATCTGATGGCCGAGCCAAGTACCGGCGCCCTCGCAGTGACCGGCGTACTTGCCAGTGTTAGCTTGGGGGCTGCATTCCCCCAGCTGGATCTCGCCGCGTTGGTCGGTGCATTCGGCGGGGCTTTCTTCTATGTGGTCTTCGCTAAGGACATCAGCACTTGGCGGCGCGTCGGCTATCTGCTTGCGGGCTGGATAGGTGGTTACTTCGGTGCCGCCGAGCTGATGGGCAGGGCCTGGACCCAGACCGCCGGCTTCAGCGCCTTTGTCTGCGGTGTGCTCTGCGTGGTCACGTTTTCCGGCTTGCTCGAATGGATGGAAACCGGACGCATGCCGAGCTGGCTGCAATGGGTCTTCCGTCTGCGTGCCAGGAAGGAGGGTTGAATGGTTGCCGTTATCCAGGCCGGGCTCTGCGCCGTCATCTTCGTGATGATCGGCCTACGCTACCGGCCATACCCGGACTCCCGCTACAAGCTCGGCGTCTCCCTTATGGCCTGGGCTGCTTGCGCTGTTACTGGCATGCAGTTCATCAGTCTGATTGGCCGCATGGTGATGCATGACGAGTTCGCCGATGTGTCCTGGTTCAACACTGCGTTCTACCTGCTGGCTGCCATGCTGGTTTGCCGTGCTAAGGGGAACGTGGCCAAGATCGTGCGGGTTGAATGATCCGCGCCACGAAATCGAAATGCGCCGTTTCGTGGCCTGAGGAAGTGAGCATGGGTATACAGCTTGCGACGAGCAACGAGCTCGGGACTTTGATCTGCCAGAAGCTGGGACTGGATGCTACCCAAATCACTGCGATGACCGTGCGAATCGAGACAGGCCAGCCTGCACTGATTGAGGTGGCTCGCTACGTCTGCGTCAGCGAGGCCCAGGAAATCGCTGAACAGCTGACCCGTTACGAGCTTGTCCCGGCCAAGGATTGATCAATGAACCGACAGCAGATAGCCACCGCGTACAGCCTCTTCCACACCCGCGACCAAGTGCAACGCCGGATTGACACGGTGCTGAGCGGCCGGGGTGTTTCACTGATGATCACCGGTGACTACCAAGACGAGGGGTGTCTGCGCTCGGTTACTGAGTCTCTGGCGAATCACTTCACGACTGAGCTAGCCGCGATAGATGACCAGCTCAAGCTGCTGGGCTGGAACGGCGAGTAGCGTAGGAGATGAGGGATGGCCAGAACGCGAGCGCCTTACACGCCCTGCAAGCTCTACATGGACGGAGCCGATGGCATCGTGGTCGGTGACTACATCACCACGGCCGCAGGCTCTGCCTACCTGGTGCAGACACTTCGGACCAGCGGCACCCGGCCAGAGCGCAAGCACATGGACTGCCTGCGCTGGCCCATTACTGAAGTACCGGCTGATGCGCGGTGCTACCAGCTGACTTGGTACAAGAGATGAGGACCACCGGCCATGGCCAAGGTGTATGCAACGATCGTCTGCCGGAAGGCCTGGTGGCTGAAGTACTACCTTGCCGGCGTCCTCGTCGCGTCCCACGTAAGTAGTCGAGAGCCGGATATGGAGCGCGTCTTTCGTTGGATAGAGCGCGGCATCAAGGTCGAGGTGCGCTGATGGCTAGGCTCAAGACGCTGGGACCGCGCATCAAGGAGAGCGCAAGCTCTCGGGTCAAGGTGGTCACGCCTGGCAGCTGGCGTAGCGGGATGACCAGCTCCCAGCGTGGTTACGACTACAGATGGCAGAAGGCGCGTGAGCAGTACCTCAATGATCACCCGCTCTGCGTTTTCTGTGAACGGAACGGCCGTACGGCCGCCGCCAAGGTGGTCGACCACATCATTGCTCACCGCGGCGACATGGTTCTTTTCTGGGATCAGAGCAACTGGCAAAGCCTCTGCAAGACCTGCCATGACTCCGTCAAACAGGCTGAGGAAGCGGCAGGAATCTTATAGCGCCATAAAAAACTTATTTTTCTAAGAAAAATTTGATGAAGAGGGCTGTAGGAATTTGCGTTTCGCCCCGGATCGGTGCGCACGGCCTCGGAAGGGATGCTGAACCGAACGAATCGGCGGTAATGAGACTGATTCTCGTAAAAATGGGGTAGGGGGGTCAAAAGCTAGGGATTCTCATCTAGCTAGACCGCCTCCGACCCCACGTAGACATTTTTCTCCCCCCTAAAGGTTTTTGTTAATGGTGTTAACAGACAAACAGCGACAGTTTGTTGACGCTAAGGCCCGGGGCGCGTCCAACAAAGAAGCAGCGGAAGCCGCGGGCAGTAAGCCCTCTACGGCTGCCGCAGCTGGTTCGCGCTGGGCCAATGATCCGAAGATCGCATCCGCAATTCTGGCTCGTAGAGCAGAGCTCAGTGTTAACCCTGAGCCGAGAAAGCGGCGCAGCAAAGCGAAGGCCGATGAAGCCAATGAAGACCCCGTCGAGATGAACGAGGCCTACGGAGAGTTCCTTGGCTGCCTGCCTTCAACCAATGATCCATTGGTCTGGCTGCTCGCGCTGATGAACGAACCCCGGGCGAAAGTCTTCGACCGGCGCAACGCTGCGCAGACCGCCGTGCCGTATATCCACGGGAAGAAGGCCGAGGCGGGCAAGAAAGAGCAAAAGGCGGAGGCCGCGAAAGAGGCCGGCAAGGGCAAGTATTCCCAAAGCAAGCCGCCGCTTACTGTCGTCAAGGGGTGACGCATGCTTTGGACCACGGCCTGCCCTGACTGGTGGCGGCGCCTGGCTGCCAGCGAATCAATCATCCCCGAACCGCTTTTCCCCCAGGAAGCAGAGGAGAGTCTGGAGGTTTTCAAGGGGCTGCGCATTGTCGATGCCCCAGGTAGCCCAACCATTGAAAGTGCATGTGCCCCATGGGTACTGGCTTTCGCAGGGGCTGTTTTCGGCAGCTATAACAGCGAAACAGGCGAACGCCTGATTCGGGAGTTCATGCTTTGCATCCCGAAGAAGAACAGCAAGTCGACCATCGCTGCTGCAATCATGCTGACGGCCCTGGTCCGCAACTGGCGGATGTCAGCGGAGTTCATCATCCTCGCTCCGACTAAGGAGATTGCCGACAACGCCTTCGTCCCAGCCAAGGACATGGTCAACAACGACGAAGAGCTGAAGGACCTGCTGCACGTGCAGCCACACCTTCGGTTGATCACTCACCGCGAGACGGGCGCCACGCTGAAGGTCGTCGCCGCTGATAGCGACGTGGTGGGCGGCAAGAAGGCCGTTGGCGTGTTGATCGACGAGGCATGGCTGTTTGGCAAGAACCCGAAAGCCGCCGACATGATTCGGGAGGCCACCGGTGGCCTGCTGTCCCGACCTGAAGGCTTTGTCATCTGGCTGACCACTCAATCGAACGAGCCGCCGGCCGGAGTGTTCCGGTCGAAGCTGAATTATGCCCGTGGCGTGCGTGATGGCCGCATCAACGACAATCGCTTCCTGCCGATCATCTACGAATTCTCGAAAGAGATGATCGACAGCGGCGCCGCGCGCAAGCCCGAGAATTTCCACCTGGTGAACCCAAACATGGGGTTCTCGGTGGATCGCCCCACGCTTGAACGCCTGTTCATGCAAGCGGAAATCGACGGCGAAGCTGAGTTGCGTGGTTTCCTGGCCAAGCACCTAAACATCGAGATCGGCCTGGCCCTGATGTCGGACGCCTGGGTAGGGGCAGAGTTCTGGGAGCCGCAGGCGGCCACCTGGCTCAACCTGGAGCAGATCCTTGAGCGGTGCGAGGTCATTGATGTGGGCGGTGACGGTGGCGGCCTGGACGACTTGCTCGGGCTTGCCGTCATAGGTCGAGAGGCTGGTACGCGACGGTGGTTCCACTGGGCGCATGCCTGGGCCCATCCCTCGGTGCTTAAGCGGCGCAAGTCCGAAGCACCCAGGCTAAAGGATCTCGAAGCGATTGGCGATTTGACCATCGTCAAGCGGATCGGCGATGACGTCGAGGAATTCGCTGCCATCGTCAAGCGCATCAACGAGACGGGGCTGCTCGACAAGGTCGGGCTCGACCCCGCGGGAATCGGTTCTGTTCTCGACGCCCTGGCTGATGCCGGTGTCGAGGAAGACAAGATTGTTGGCATTTCCCAAGGCTGGAAGCTAACCGGCGCGATCAAGACGACAGAGCGCAAGCTTGCCGAGGGCACGCTGCTGCACTGCGGCCAGCCGCTCATGGCCTGGTCGTGCGGGAACGCCAAAGGCGTCCCGTCGGCCAACGCCTTCTTGATCACCAAGCAGGCCTCGGGCACGGCCAAGATCGATCCGCTCATGGCTACTTTCAACGCCGTTTCTCTGATCAGCCTCAATCCTGAAGGCCGCGGGGGAATGGACAACTTCATGGCAGGCATTCGGGATCCACTGATCGCATGAACGCATTTCATATTTTCATCGCCTGCTCAGTGGTCGCTTTCTGCTTGGCATGCGGGGGCGTCTGGATGCTGGCTGGTACCGGCTGGGCTTTGCTCGCGGGATCGCTGAGCTTTTTCTGCATCGCCGGCTTCATCCGCAGAGGGCTTGTCAGTGATTAAATCTCTATCCCAGGCATTGGGGGCTGCTGTCACCAAGCCTTCAGCCAGCATGAGTGAATGGCTCGGCATGACCATCAAGCTGTCAGATGGAGGTTTCTGGAGTGCCTTCAACGGCGCCCAGTCTAGTAGTGGTAAGTCAGTCAGCGTCGATAAGGCCATGCGATTGTCCACCGTGTGGGCATGCGTTCGGATTATCTCGACTTCGGTAGCTGGCTTGCCGTTGAGCATCTACCGGCGGATGCCCGATGGTAGTCGAGAGAGCGCCCGTGATTTCCCGCTGTACGACGTTGTGCACAACAGCCCCAACGAAGACATGGCTGCCTTCCATTTCTGGCAGGCAGTCGTC